TGTGGCTTTTGTTGTTGCTGTGGTTGCTTGCGTAGTCGCTGTAGCTGCTTGAGTAGTAGCTGTAGTAGCGGAAGTCTGTGCTGAAGCAACGTCTGCTGCCACAAGATCGGGTATACCATCAATTTTTGAGTCAGTAAATAAACCACCTTTAGCTGCATTGTCTGTAGCTCCTGTAAACTGACCTGCTCGTGCTGCTGTTGTCATTATATTAACCCTCTTCCGTTAAAATTTATTTGTACGTTACCACCAGAAGAATTACGCTTAGCATCTTCGTCATTAAGTTCTTGAATTTCACCATCAAACATTATTTTGTATTTAGCTGCTTGTTCATCATCACCAACGAAAGCAAATATTTCTACTAAAGCTCCATATAATAATATTTTTTCATTTTCATCTCGTAACCAGTTAGGTACTTCTGTACCTATATAGTTTGCTGTGTTAGTGCCTGCACCATCTGCAGCGGCTGTTGCTTCTGTAGATGTGAGATACGCATCAGTTGTATTACCATTTACAAAATGTAATGCTGTAGTACCACCAGATGTAGTTAAAAACCCTGCTTTATAGTTTAATACTGTTACTGCATATTTAGCATCTAGCGCTGGTAAACGTCTATAATATAACATTTCAATAGCATTACCTGCATTACTATTAGTATTTTCCCCAAATGCAGGACTTAAATACATAACATTACGTTCACGAGTAAAGTAATTGTTAGCACTATACTTTTCAGCAGAAGGATCGTTAAATGTTCTTACATCTAGTTTTTCGTTCCATACTCTAGTAGGTAATCCTGCAGAGTCTATCTCTTTTATTTGTATAATTTCTATTAAGTCAAAAGGTATTTTTAATTCAGTTCGGCTTAACCTAGTAGAAGTGCTAGTAGTTGACGCAGCTTCTAATAAAGACTTTTCATATTCAGCTACGTTTTCTAAAGGAGGCACTCTTAATTTTCTATAAGCTTTATCAGCTGCGTACCTTAATGAATCTTTTATTTGATCGTCACTAACAACCTCTTCATCTCTGTTACACCAGCTACGAACTAAGGCAACAAGTTGAGTATATGTCATAATACCCTCCTATGTATTAACTAATAGATGAGGATATTCTTGCTTTAAAATTACTTTTAATTTTTGCATCTTGTCAGAATCTTGCATAAAGGTTTGATCGTGTAAGTCAATACCCCAATCCTCTTTTATTTTAAGAGCAACTATATCTGGTATAGTCGCCATTTTACGAAATCCTTTATACTGAGTTCTGCCAAAATAACTTTGCTTATCCCTATCTAATTTTGCACTATCAATGTATTCTTGAACGTTTTGTGTAGCTTGCCATTGTCCTGATTGTAAATCAAAGCCTGCTTTAATAGATTTCTTAGGATCAACTGTGGCACTCATAAAATCAAATTCATATTGTCTAGCCATAATTACTCCTAAGTCGCAGGCTCTGTTATAGCAACAAACCTACCTGATTTACCAATATACCCTAACTCATCACCTGCAGTTGCTGCTGCAGGGTTTGCGTTAGTTGCTACACTTCCTGCGTTTGCAGTAAAGTGAGTTAATTTATATCCACCACTAGTTACTTCAGCAATTCTAAATACTGATCGATCTACTGGATATATATTTCCGTTAGCTGATCTTATAACGTACATTTTTCCCTCCGTTATTATAGGTTAGTCTCTACCTGTTATTACAGTTCCGCCATCTTTGTAGTATTTAGACATTTTCATTTTACCGCCGCCCATTTTAAATTGTACATTACCGCTTTTATCAACAGTGTACTTTCTTCCAGCAAGTGGGTTTTTAGGTTGAACTACTTTAATTCTGTTTTCAGGTGGTCTTATAGTAATTATTGATCCACTGGCTCTATCGTATTTATGTTTATTTTTACCTCTGTAATCCATAGGTTTCTCCCATTAAGTTAAAAAAATTGGGGAGGCAATTAAACCTCCCCAAAAGAGTCTTATGCAAGACCGTAAATAGCTCCGCAACCTTTTGGGTTACGTACTTCAAGAGTGCACTCTTCAACCATCATTCCAACAGTTGAGTCACCCTTCTGCCCTACATCAACCTCTTGTAGAGATCGTAGATAGGCAGTTGAGAACCACATTGGATCGTAAATATAAGCTGCAAAGTCAGCCATATCAGGTCGTCCACCACTTGTAAAAGCGTTAGATGCGTGACCATCACCTAGGATAGCAGTGTGAACATTGCTCAATCCCATGATGTAGTTAGGCACAACCATGATGTCACCAAAGTCAGACATGTATACGTCTACTGATTGACGTAGTTGTCCAGAAGTTCCGAGTTCTCGCTTAACTCCAGTATCAGATACCATTAAGTCAGAGAAGTCTCTACGGATTTTTGGTGAAACCATAACTTTAGTAGCTTTACCACCTTCCTCGTAGATTTTCTGCATAACCTGATCAATGTCAGTTAATGCAAGAGAACCTCTTGTTGGAGGAGTAGAGGAAGATACGTTAACGCTACCTCTAGGGATAGCAGTACCTTCGTTATCGGTACCAGCACCTGTAGTAGCAGCTGAAGGAGCTTCGAATTGCCCTACATAGTTACATGTAGCTGCACTGTTAATGAATGATGAGTATCCACCCGCTGAACGTGAGTTAGCATTTTGTGAACCTACAGCATTTGAGATGTTATGGGCGTGAATCATATCAAACTCAACATCACGTCGTAGTTCAGTACCACGCTTTTTAAGTTGATATGCATATTCATCAGCTACGCCAGCTTGATCAACAGCTCGTCTAGTTCCTGACACAGCAATAGTTTTACCATTGATTTGTGTATAGTTACCTAATCTGGTTCTGTTAGGACCAGATACTGCAAATTTAGCACCAGTAGCAGGTGTTGCACCTGTACCACCAGAACCATCGGCAGTTGGAGCAATCCAATCAGTACCCTCACCGATTCGTGAGTTACCAGGAGCTTCGAGCTCATCAGTTTGCCATTCATGATAAATCGCGGTAGCTTTTGATTTACCAATAGATGCTGTAAAGGGAGTTTCGTCCCTTGTTATCATCGTAATAAAGTTAGCCAGATCCTCTCTTTCAGAGACATCTTTGTTTGTAGCGCGTGCGGGACCTGCTGGTCCGCCTACACCACGTACACCAAGTGTATTAGCCATAGTTAATTACCTCCAAGGCTGAGTTAATATTAAATATTACCCAGAGATCGCTGTGCCATAGCTCTTAAAAAATCTTTCTCATCACTTGAATTACCTTCGCCACTTAAAACTTTAGACCTCAATACTTTTTTAGCGTCAGTCTTCTGTTGTGTAACAGTTTTAGACTTTTTTACTGGGGCTTTTTTAACTGGCAAGGCTTTGCGCTTTACAGCGCCTTTACTAACACCTTGTTTTAACTGCCTGTAATCGTCAACAAACTTAACAATACTAGGATCAACAATGCTATTTAGCACATCCTCAGATATACCTTCTCCTAAAGCAAATTCACGAATCTGCTTAGCCCTTGAATCGTCGTAGTTAGGGATTAAGGTAGGGATAGTCTTTTGGAAATGATCAAGGCCTTGTTGCCAAGACTCTTGCATTTGTTTTTGTTGCTGTTGTTGTACAGCTTTACCTAAACTTTCACGTTTGTTCCTTGCTTCCCAGTATTCCTTCTGGGCTTGTTCGCGTTGATCTTTTAAGTCAGTTAAATTGTAAGAATCATTATCCTTACGTGCTTCGGTGATTTTATTTTCAAGCTCATGATATTGATCTGCTTTGGCTTTTTCGTCAGAATATAATACAGCTAAACTAGCCTTTGACATACTGTCAAGTTCGGATAATTTACCTTGATATTCTTCATCGAGTTTTTTCCTAGCGTCTCCAAGCTCACGACCCTTATTAGAAAGAGATTGTTCAGTAGAGTAACCTTTAATAAGATCACCAAAAGATACCTCAGTTTCTTGTCCGTCAATTTTAACAGACACCTTAGCATCTAAGTCCAAATCGTCTTGAGAATAAAGTTCAGATTCTTGGGTAGCGGCAGGTGCAGCATCCTCAACTGGAACTTCTTCACTTTCAGGTTGAACCTCTTCTTCAACTTCTTCACTAACGGCTTCCTCAGATTCTTGGGTCTCAACTTCTTCTGATTCTTCCGGGCCTAACTCAGGCACTTGCTCTGCGGATAGAGATTGTGTAAACTCAGAGTTTTTCACAATGTCAGCCAGCAACTGTTCCTCTGTTTGACCTACATCAGCTTGGGAATCATCCTGTTGGGTAGAGTCCACTTGTGCTTCAGTATCGTTATCCATTTGCTACCTCCTTTTTTAAAGGGGTCGGCTTTGAATTCTTTTGTTGTTCTAAATAAATATCTTTTAAAGAGTACATACTAACCAGCAAATGCGCATTTACTTTACATTTACCTGGTGATCTCATTGAGTCATACTCTAATGTATTTATCATTGTATCGATATTATACAATAGTTCCGCTTTATTTATTTCCCTCACTATCGTCCTCCTGCATGTGTGGTACGTTTTTTCCATAAGTTTCGAAAGCAATCATCTTTTCTTT